GAACAAACGGAATTCTCAGTTGCAATGAAGAAGGCAATTGAGGATGCATTAGATTAAAATCACTTTTTAGTTTATTGATATTTATATATTGAACTAATATTGATAAACGTTATGACGGAAGATTTCGAATTATTTCCCGGTAAAAATCTAAGTGGATTATTTGAGGATATCTATAATAATCAAATAAATAAGAAAAGACACATCTCCGAAGTGATTGCTGAACTACGAAAGTTAGTTAGGAATCCAAATGATATGAGATATATTGGTCCACTTATCAAAGATTTAATTGATACATCCGTTCGTAATGATGAATCTCTACTTAAACTTGCTACAATTGCACAACGAATTATGGTTGCTGGAACTAAGAGTGAGGGAGAAGCTGGTTTCCTTAGTGATGCTGAGAGAGAACAGCTCTTAGCAGAGATAGAACAAGTTCAAGATGAAATTGAACGTGTTGATAATATGGAAAACGAAATCGAAGAAGTTAAGAAAAAATTAGAAAATTAAATGTTCGGAGATAGGAATCTTAATGTACAATCAAACCAATCAAACCAATCACCTCAAATTGATAAATCCAATATGGGTATTGTTTATCATGTGGTATTGGATGTTGATGATGAGAAATTAGATATACTTGAAATAGCAGATGATTTAAAGCCATTATATATAGGGGCTATTCAATTTAGGAGTAATCGAGCAGCCAGTAAATCAGATGATGAGTTATCATTCGCACTTCCATATAAACAAAACTATATATCTTTGCCAACTAAAAATGAATTTGTTAGAATAATAAATGCAAAGGGTGGTGGGTATTATTATGAGAGAATCATAAAATCACAATTACCAAATGTTAACAATGTTGGTGATACGATACGAAAATCGGTTTCTAAAGACTCATCTACACAAAACACATCTAAGGATTACTCAAATGTACAGACAACCAATATACCCAGAAGTACATCCGATGATTCCGCTGATTATGATGGGTATGGTGATTACTTTGATGTAAATTCGAATCTTAATTATCTTAGGTTATATGAGGGTGATACTTTAATAGAAAGTAGATTTGGTTCATCAATTAGATTTAGCGGATATAATAATACTGAAAACTCATTTTCACCAACACTTATATTACGAAATGGGGAAAATCCACAAACATTAAATGCTGGTAATGGTATATCAACCGAAGAGGATATCAATAGAGATGGTAATATTATTCTATTGGGGTCTAACCAATATCAACTACCATTTCAACCTGGTACTGTTGATGATAAAGGCAAAACTGAGTTTGAAACGACTCCTCTATCATTTAAGGATTATCCAAATGATTTGAAGGGAAATCAAATACTATTAAATTCGGATAGATTGATATTCTCTGCAAAAACATCCGAAATGATTTTCTATTCTAAAGGAAACTACGGATTTATTTCAGATGGTGAATTATCTATTGATAATAAGTTTGGTATTCGGATGAACGTAAATGATGATATCAATATAACAACTAACGATAGAAATGTGAATATCAATAGTGGTAATGGTAATATAAACTTAGGTAATACAAACTTAGAATCATTAGTAAAAGGTGAAACATTAGTACAACTAATGACTGAGCTGATTACAGCAATCGAAGCTATGACAGTAGCAACGGCAGCTGGTACATCATCGATACCAATAAATGTAGCATCATTTAGTAAAGTGAAATCTCAATTAAAAACAATGTTGAGTAATCTAAACAAAACATCATAATGTCTTGGAGTTTATTCAAAGCAAATATAATCCGAAAAACTAATCCTAAGTTTAACAACAACAATATAAATCAGGTTGCTAAGATTTGGGCTGATGAATATGATGCTGCTGTAAAAAGAGGTAAGGATTTTATAAACTTTGAATCAATACAAAGTGGTAATAAGGCAATAATGGAAACCTTATTTAAGGTTGCATTATTAAAAGGATTTACAACTCCACCGGGTCAAAACTTTTCATTAGTAAACGAATTCGGAAATGGTGTAAAGGCATATTGGGCGGGAGCTCAAATGAAACCATTCCCAATTCCATTAATACCAGCACCAGGTTCAATACAAAACATCTCAGTAAATTCAAATGTTGTGGTTAATGTGGGAACATGGCCGATATATCCACCACTAAGACCAGTAAGGAAGCAGGAAACGATGGTAGATATGTTTATACTTGCGGCATTGATACATTTATTTTCAATTGGTGGTTTTATACAAACAACATCATTATACCCATCAGCACCATCACCAATACCAGCCCCAGGTGTTATTCCATGGACTGGTTATTTAGTACCACCTGCTATACCAATTCCAAATATCAACTTCCCATCGGAAGATGGTAGTGAACCGCCGGGAATCGAACAACCTGATACGGATATTAATATATCCGATGAAAATGGTGGTGATAACATTGGACAAGGTAATGAAATAGTTGATGAGTTAGATGGTAATACTTCATTAGAAAATGTGATAAGTGTTTCCATACCATCGGATGTGGATAATGCATTGGAAATTGATAAGATTGTGGAAGATTTTAAACAACAAATTCAGATGGGTGGTACTAAGTGTGAATAAAAAACGAAAAAACCCAAAACAAATATTTATATAGAAAGGAAAACATTTTATATAATGAATACTGATAAATTAGTCAAAGCAATACAAATTATTGTTAAAGAAGAAATTAAAGAAGCTCTTCCTAAATTGGTTAAAGAAGGTGTGAAAAGAGAGATGGCTAAGTTGTTGAAAGAAAACAAACAATTGAGAGAAGCTCTTAAACCACAAAAGCCTCAACAACCAACATTTATGGATGAGACTGTTATGGAAAGTGTAGTACATCAGCCAACCCAACATCAAACTCAACAAACACAAAGAAAGTTGAGTAAGAATCCGGTGTTAAACGAAATACTACAACAAACTCAACCATTTAATGGTTCTCAAAACACACCAACACCATCTTATGCTGGTGCACCAACTGAGGTATCAAATGGAACTATGCATTTTGATTCAAACTCAACTCATACATTGGGTGCTGGAAATATAGCACAAAAAATGGGATATGGTGATATGGTTCAACCAGGTCAAAGACAAGGATTAGGAGTACAAACAGGTAATCCATCTATTGATAAAGCATTGAATAGAGATTATAGTGGATTGATGAAAGCATTAGATAAGAAGAAAGGTCCTTATAGACCGGGAATGTAATATAGATTATGGCAGTTGAGTTAGGAAGAAAGATTGTAAAAGATACCAAAGATTTTGCAAACTACGCAATTGGTATCACCTTACCATTAACGTTTGGTGAGAATACTTTCGAGCAATCTTATCTCACAAAAGACCAAGTTAAATCTAATATTAAAAACTTACTTTTAACAAAAAGAGGTGAACGAATATTACAACCAGAATTTGGTAGTGGATTACAATCATTGTTATTCGAACCAAATGTTGATGATTTGGAAGGTAGACTTGAGGATACTATTAATGAAAGTTTAGAACAATGGCTACCATACGTTACAGCAGAACAAATTGATATTGAAACAACCGATGAGTTGAAAGATAATAACCAATTAAATGTTTCAATTGATTTTAGAATTGGTGATGATATCAATTTAGAAACATTAACATTTACAGTACAGGGATAATACGATATGGCAATTACAAAAACAACAAAGAATTTTAAGAATAGGGGTAAGGATATAAAATACCTCAATAAGGATTTTGCTGAGTTTAGAGGTAACTTAATTGAGTTTGCTAAAACTTATTTCCCAACAACCTATTCTGATTTCAATGAATCATCACCAGGTATGATGTTTATTGAGATGGCATCTTATATTGGTGATTCACTTTCATATTATATTGATGATACTCTTAAAGAATCCTTAATGGTTCATGCGGATGATATTGAGAACGTAATTGCACTTTCACAATATTTGGGATATAAGCCAAAAGTATCATCACCGTCCGTAACAACCTTATCGGTTTATCAATTAGTTCCTTCAATTGGAAATGGTACGGATAACACATATGATGAAACCTATTTGTTACGAATCAAAGAGGGTATGTTGGTTGAATCTACTAATGGTGTATCTTTCATTACACAAGATGTGGTTGACTTTTCCGATGATACTGATAGAGAGATTACAATATATCAAACGGATTCGGTAACTGGTGAAACATCATTCTATTTGGTTAAAAAGCAAGTTAAAGCTATATCGGCTCAAATAGAAGAACAAGAATTTGAATTTGGTTCATATCAAGAATTTCAAAGTATTAATTTAAGTGATACCAACATCATAGATATTTACGATGTAAGAGATTCAAATGGAAACAAATGGTATGAAGTTCCATATCTAGCACAAGAGTTAGTATTTACTGATTATCCAAATACTGAAGCAAATGACCCGGACTTATACCAATTCAAATCAACAGTTCCATATGTATTAAATACATTAAAAACATCTCGTAGATTTGTAAGGCAGGTGAATGGTGATAGTACAACTACTATCCAATTTGGAGCTGGTGACCCAACTGTTAGTGAGGAAACTATTATTCCATCATTAAAAAATGTAGGATTGGGATTACCGAATTCAATATCTAAATTAGATGCATCGTTTGACCCAACAAACTTTTTGAAAACACAAACATATGGTACATCCCCATCGAATACAACTTTGACTGTTAAGTATTTAGTTGGTGGTGGTGTTGAATCAAATGTGAAAAAGGGAACAATCACTCAAATAAGAAATGTAGAGTATGATGAGGATACAACGTTACTCACACCAAATCAGTTATCATTATACAACGCAGCTAAAAACTCAATAGCAGTTGATAACGAAGTTCCTGCAACTGGTGGTAAAGGTGGTGATACTTTAGAAGAGATTAGAGAAAACGCTTTAGCAAACTTTGGTTCTCAAAATAGAGCAGTAACCGCAAAGGATTATCAAATAAGAGTATTATCGATGCCAACTAAGTATGGTTCAATTGCAAAAGCTTACGCTACGGCGGATGGTACATTGGATAATAACTCACCATCATCTATTTTAAGTTCCCCAAAAGCTCTGCAAGAGTTTACTGATTTGGTAATGAGCTTTGTGGATAAGCCTGATACGGAAGAGCCGGATAGACGAAGTGTTCAAACTGAACTTCAAAAGTTCTTAGTTGGTAAAACATCAAATGAAAACGAAAAGAATAATCCATTTGCAATCAACCTTTACTTATTAGGATATGATTCGGATGGTAAACTCACTTCATTAAATAGTGCAGTAAAGGAAAATTTAAAAACATATTTAAGTGAATATAAAATCCTAACCGATGGTGTAAATATCAACGATGGGTTTATTATCAATATTGGTGTTGAATTTGAAATCATTACATATAAGAACTACAATAAATCCGAAGTTATTGGAAATTGTATTTCTGAATTAAAAGATTATTTAAATATTAATAATTGGACTTTCAACAATACAATCAACCTATCTGAATTGGAATTGATAGTAGGAAATGTTGAAGGTGTGAGTTCAGTTCCAAAATTAAAAATTGTGAACAAATGTCATGGTAACTATGCACCTAATTCATACAATATAGAAGCGGCAATTAAAGATAAGATTTTATATCCATCTTTAGACCCATCGGTTTTCGAAGTTAAATTCCCAGATGCGGATATAAAAGGAAGAGCAAGATAATGGCATATTATTTCTTAACAGCATCAAAGGATGCATCGGTTTACTTACAACAACCTGACCAAAATTGTGGTTTGGATGAAATATTAGAAGTAAGTAAAGTTTACTATGGTAACATCAAAGATGTATCCAGAGCATTAATACAATTTAATGTAGATAACTTTTCATCATCACTATCTAATGGGGATGTTGGATTTGAGGAAGCAACTTTGGTATTAAGGGAAACTGAATCAGAGGAACTACCATTAAATTTTACAATCGATATAAACCCAATCTCAGCTTCTTGGGAAATGGGTAATGGTACTCGTTTTGATGATATAACAACATCTGGTGTAACTTGGAATTATAGAGAAGGTGATTCATCGGATAGATGGGTAAATAATGTTGTAAATGGTTCTATTGTATTTGCCCCAAACTCAACTGGTTCATTTGCTGGTAGAGGTGGAGTATGGTATTCTAACCTAAGTAGTTCGCAGGATTTTGCATACAAAACAAAAGATATAAACGCTGATATAAGTTCCATTTTCCAATCTTGGTTAAGTGGTTCAATCCAAAACGATGGATTGATTATAAAGCATGAAAATTCGGTAGAAGAGGATACTAATGATTATGGTATATTAAGATTCTTTTC